GATGAAGAATACTTTAAGTTCATGGAATATAAAGCCATGGCCGACAAGATTGAATTCATGAAAGAAGGTAAGACAAACTCTCAGTCTGATTTGGCTCTTGTCTTGGCACAATCCGTATTTAATGAAGGTATGTCATTGTTCTCATCTTTTGTAATGTTGTTGAATTTCCAACGTTTCGGTAAGATGAAAGGTATGGGCACTATTGTAGAGTGGTCAATCCGTGATGAGACGATCCACGTACAGGGCAACGCGAAGTTGTTCCGTACCCTATGTGATGAGCATCCAAAGATTGTAAATGATGAATTAAAATCAAAGATCTATGAAATGGCAAAAACTGCCGTTACATTGGAAGATAAGTTTATTCAACTAGCATTCAATGGTAGTGATGTGCAAGGTCTAAGTCGTGATGATGTAAAACTATATGTTCGTCACATTGCAGACCGTCGGTTGTTACAGCTTGGTTTAAAACCAAAATTTAAAGTAAAAGACAATCCACTGCCATGGTTGGATTGGGTATTAAATGGCGCGTCACATGATAACTTCTTTGAAAAACGTGTTACAGAATACTCAGTAACCGGAATGGAAGGAGATTGGGGCTGGGAGGAAGCTGCATGAAAGAATACAGAATAGAGTGCGAAGAGTGTGACAACGTCACCACTGTATTATCACAGTATACGGTGGATGAACCGGAATTTTGTCCTATGTGTGGGCGTAGACAAGATGTGGAAGAAATAGAAGAGGATACAGATTACGATGATAGTTGACCTTCTTGTTTGGGCCTTTGTGGTGTACATACTCCTTAAGCTGGGTGCTTTTTTTCAACGGATCAGTGATACTGCAGATGCAGATTTAGATGAGGAAGATGACAATGAAGACCCACAAGATGTTATAGCTATGATTGACTATATTGATGGTATCATGTACGCATGGGATGAGGATAAATTTTTAGGTCAAGGTGTAACAATGGATATTCTGGAGGAACATATGAAATCCAGAATACCAGAGTTATACGATACTGATGTAAGAGTTCAATTGATGACAGAGAATATTGAGTTAATTGCTAAATACAAACTAACTCCAATTTAAGCTTGAAATATATAGTTCCATGTGGCTATATAATAATCAAGAATTCAAGGAAACACCAGAAGAATTTCAAGGCTTCGTGTATTGCATAACAGAACTAAATACTGGTATGATGTACATCGGCAAGAAATTCTTTTGGAAACCTAAAGTGCTTCCCGTTAATAAGACGAGGAAACGTAGAGTCCGAACCAGAGTAGAATCTGATTGGCGAAACTACTACGGCTCGAATAAGTTTTTAAGACAACTTATTGAGGCAAATGGCAAAGATAACTATAAACGAGAGATTCTTAGGATGTGTAGATCCAAGGGTGAGTGCTCGTATTACGAAGCAAAGCTTCAGTTTGAATATGATGTGCTATTGAGCTCTAAGTATTATAATGAATTTATCGGTTGTAAGATCAATGCATCACACTTGAAAAACACAAGTGCAGAAGATGACACATTAGTATAACATTAGCACCCATAGTGTACCATTAGTAATACTTTTTAATTATGCAAATAGTTGTTTACATCCGGCCTAGAACGTGATATAATTTATATACTTACCCGGAGGAAATAGGTATACCATGATTATTTTTGACTACAACGCAATTGCCCTGGCCTCAATTTTGGCCAATAAGACTGTTGAACCAGACTTGGCTCGGCATATGATTCTAAACACAATTAGAATGTATCGCCAGAAATTCCCTAAAAAAGACTATGGTGATACCATCATCGCCTGTGATGCATCAGGCAATTGGCGCAAAGACGTCTATCCTCAGTACAAGGCAAACCGTAAAAAGAGTCGTGATGCATCCACATTCGATTGGGATGCGGCATTTGAAATCCTTAATGAAGTGCGTGAGGATATTCGTAATAATTTCCCATATAAACTAATTCAAATCAATGGGTGTGAGGCCGATGACATTATTGGTGTTCTTGCATATAACACACAAGAGTTCGGTCAATTTGAAAATGTTGTTATCATCTCCAATGATCATGACTTTGCTCAACTACAGGTTATGGATAATGTTAAACAGTTCGGTCCATTAAAGAAGAAGTTTATTGTAGAGAAGAATCCCAAGCTTAAATTGCTCACCCATATTCTTAAGGGTGATTCTGGTGATGGTGTACCTAATGTATTATCGGGTGATAATGTATTCGTTGAAGGCGTACGCCAGACACCCGTGAGCCAAAAGAAATTGGACGATATGATTGCCATCCTTGCCGATAACAATCAATCGCTTGAGAACGTCACCTGGTTCCGTAACTACCAACGCAACCAACGGTTGGTGGATTTAAAATATACACCCGAACACTTACGGAAAGAAATTTTAAATATATTTGAAAAAGAGCCAATCGGTAAGGGCTCGTTAGTCTTACCGTATCTTATAAATAAAAAATGTAAGATGTTAATTGAATGTGCAGCGGAGTTTATGTAAAATGGCAAGAACATTATTGGTCCATGAGGTGATTGAACTTGTGGAAAAACAAAAAACAAAGACAGATAAAGTAAAAGTGCTTAAGGAAAATGAAACCTGGGCGCTAAAGGACATTATCAGGGGCTCAATGGATTCTACACTGGCGTGGAATTTACCTGTTGGAGAGCCGCCCTATACAGCAAGTCGACCAGAGAGTACTGCTACAACTCTATTAAGAGAAAATGAGAAGTTTAAATACTTCGTCAAAGGTGGCCCAGGTACTAAACTTCCTGCTGTAAAAAGAGAACAGATTTTCATTGGAATGCTTGAAGGCATACATCCAAATGATGCAAGATTAGTCATTGATATGATTAATAAAAAACCCCCCAAAGGATTGACTCGACCGGTAGTAAAGGAGGCGTTTCCAGGTCTACTTCGTGATGCTTAATTTTTAACAATTAACAGGAGACCAATACATATGGTATTGAATCAAATCGAACGTTTAAGAAAAGATTCTCAAGAACTCGGCATTTATGCCAAAAGATTGGAAAAGAGAGGAGACATTGAAAAAATGCAACGAATACTGCAAAAACAAGAGTTCTTAAATAAACGAATTGATGCTCAACTTCACTAGGGTCTAAAATAGGAGTTTACAAGCCTCATGTTTTATGGTATAATACTACTATACAACTGAGGCTTTTTATATTATGAATATCTTTATACTTGACAACTCACCAGTCGTTGCAGCACAATTGCAATGTGATAAACACGTTGTAAAAATGATTGTGGAATCTGCACAAATGCTTTCAACAGCACATCGTATGATAGATGGTATCCAGTCATTTGGTCCATCAAAATCAGGCAAACGAATCGTAGCGCACTATCGCCACCCAGACACGGATATGGACAATACATTATACAAAGTAGTCCATGCCTCGCACCCCTGTACCAAATGGACCATGCTGAGTGCCTGTAACTACGAGTGGCACTACCAACACTTTATTGCCCTGTGTGATGAGTACCGGTATAGATACAATAGACAACATAGTACAGATGCGTTATTACGGACAAAGTTAAAGCAACATCCAGTAAATATACCTAAAAAAGCTTTAACATTATTCCCTCTTGCTATGAAGTCAAACCCAGAGTGCATGTTCGAAGATGACCCAGTAAAGTCATATCGCATGTTTTATCAGACAAAACAAGATCGATTTAAAATGGCTTGGTCTAAACGTAATGTTCCGGAGTGGTTTCATGCCAACGTACACAATTAAAGATATTAAAACTAATAAAGAATGGGACATCAGATGTTCGTATGATGACCTTCAGAAACAATTAAATGAGGACCCCAACGTCATACGAGTTGTTGATGCGCCAACACTGGTCACGGGTGCTAAATCCACACTGCGACAAGCAGGTGGTGAGTGGAAAGATTTATTAGGTGCTATTAAGAAAAATTCAGGCAGAGGAAACACTATTAATGACTAGCGCTAAGGTAAAAGACACAGACTTGACTCAAGTCAACCCTATTACAAAAAACCAACAAAAAGCATTTGATGTATGGGATGATGGTGATAACTTGGTCCTTGCAGGTTCAGCAGGAACTGGTAAAACGTTTATGGCAATGTATCTTGCACTAGAAGAGATACTAGATAAATCTACAGGTTATGATAAAATTGTTCTACTACGTTCAGTAGTTCCTGTGCGTGACATGGGTTTCTTGCCTGGCACCATAGAGGAAAAGAAAGCAGCATATGAGATTCCTTATAAAGGTATCTGCGATGAGCTATTTAAGGAACCTGCTGCTTATGCCAAATTAAAGAATAATAAACAAATTGATTTTGAAACAACCTCGTTCATCCGAGGTACCACATTCCACCGAACCATTATCATCGTAGATGAGATGCAGAACCTAAACTTCCATGAATTGGATTCTGTAATGACACGTGTGGGTAACCATTGTCGGATTATTTTCTGTGGAGACTATCTCCAATCAGACTTTACCCATGATAATGAAAAAGACGGCGTTATGAAATTCCTTCGTATCGTCGACCAACTTAAGCATTTTACGGTCGTTACTTATGGTTGGGATGATATCGTTAGATCGGGTTTGGTTCGTGATTATATCATGACCAAGGAAATGTTAGGTTTAAAATGAAAAAGCTTTTAGTTATATTGGCCTGCGCCATGGCACCATTTGCCCATGCACAGAAGATTGATCAGACGACATTGGAAATTAGATTACAATGTTTTGCATTATCTGATTTTACTCGTGTATTGGATATGTACGATGAGGAACCCATGTTCTCCATGGATACTATTGTAAAACAAAACGGTAAACAAGTAAAAAATCAAACCGTGTTTACGCTGAATATTCAAACACGAGTATGGACGATGTACCGTCAAGTTGATAGAGAAACGGTATGTGTACATGCTGCAGGTGAGAATTTTGATTTTATGGCAGCGCCGGTGAAGCCGAACTTATAATGAAAGTATTTGAACATGTCAAAATTGATCTTGGGTATGACGACCTTGTTGCAGAAACTACTCCAACTGGGCGAAAGTACGTTGACCCTGATGGGAATACATACCCTTCTATTACTACCGTACTTAGCATACTGAGTGAAGAGGCTATCCAGGCCTGGCGCCAACGCGTAGGTGCGGAAGAGGCTAATAAGATTAGTCATAAAGCCTCTACTCGTGGTACTGCAGTACACACAATTATTGAGGATTATTTAAATGGAAAAGATACTACAAAACATTTACCACACATTAGGCAAAGCCTGGCTAACGTTCGTCCTATCCTTGACAATCGTATCGGGAAAATCTTTGGTATTGAGACTCCTCTTTACTCTAAGCATCTTGGCTTGGCTGGCCGTTGCGATTGTGTAGCCGAATTTGATGGTGTACCTTCAATCGTTGACTGGAAAACATCCAAACGTGTAAAGAAACACGAGAATATTTCCAACTACTTTGCACAAATGGCGGCATACGCCATTATGTGGGAAGAACGAACCGGTATGCCCATTACCAATACAGTGGTCGTTATGGACGTTGATGATAATGAACCGCTGGTGTTTAAAGAGCATCGTGATAATTATACTGAAATGCTCTTTGATACTATTAAGAAATACAAGCGTAGAAAATTATTCTCCTAGGTGTTTACTTTTTAGGCTAGATGTGATATAATCCTTATATAAAGGAAATATATTATGAATGTGATTTTGACAGATGTTGATGGTGTGTTGCTCAATTGGCAAGGTGCGTTTGATGCGTGGATGATGCGTGAACACGGACTCTTTGCCACTGGTAACGAACGTGCTTACCAACAGGGCACTCGGTATGAGATGACCGAACCGGAGATTAAAAAGTACATCCGAGGCTTTAACGCCTCAGCAAATATTGGATTCTTACCGCCACTGTTTGATGCAGTAAAAGGTGTGAAGAAACTACACGATGAGTATGGTTATAAATTCCTCGTCATCACAAGCCTATCATTGAATCCATTTGCTCAGAAACTTCGGACTCAAAACTTGGAAGCAATCTTTGGTGCTCACGTCTTTGAGGAATTTGTCTACCTCGACACCGGCGCAGATAAAAGAGACACCCTAGAGTGTTACGGACATTTATATCCCAACGCATATTGGATTGAGGATAAGGTTGCCAACGCGGTTGATGGTCGCGACATGGGTCTGAGATCTTTACTAATGAAACACATACATATTAAAGAAGAAGATGCATGTGGTATTCCAATCCTGCCGAATTGGAAAGCAATGTGTGAAGAGATTACTGACCCACTATTTTACTAATGAAACGTTTAATTTATCAGGTTTATGTTGGAAAACCTAGCCGACTTTACGATCACTGTATCCAATCCGTTGTTGACTATTGCGGTCGCCACGGTATCAATCATATAGTACAACGTACACCAATTTTAAAAATCAAGCCAGATGTATTCTCTACCAACCGTAGTAAGGAATCATACGAAAAGCATGGAGGTTTCCTACCCATTTATGAGAAGGAAAATGCTTTCGAGGCCTTTACGCTTTATGATCAGGTTGCAATTGTTGATGCAGATATTTGGATCCGTGATGGTGCGCCGAATATCTTTGATGATCTGGACGAAAAGTATGACTTCGGTGGTGTACCAGAGCGTGACATGCCAATCACACCTCAGTACCAACAGAAGATCATTAACTACTCTCGTATGCAGTATGAAACATTGCATGGCAAGGTTGCAGACTTTACTCCAAATAAGCTTGGGTATGAGTTCATGAACATGGGTCTTATGGTCATGAATAGAAAGATTCATAAGTACTTGCGTGGTGATACTGCTCGTGAGTTTATTACTCGGCCAGAGTTCAAGGACTTCGTAGATGGTAAGGGTGCGTGGAAATGGTCAACGGATCAAACACTGCTGAACACTTGGATCCGTAAAGAGAAGATGAACATCAAACGCCTTGATTGGAAATGGAACGCTTTGTATAAAGGTGTCCGTGATGATAAGATTAAGGAAGCTTATTTCGTTCATTTCTTTTTAAAGGACCTATTGCCCGAGCGTGGTGAGAATGTAGAAGAATTAATGAAGGCAATCAAATGAAAGTAATGGTATTGGGTGGGGATGGGTTCTGTGGTTGGCCCACGGCGCTAAAATTGGTAAACCGTGGCCACGATGTCATGATTGTGGATAACTTTTCACGGCGCGGTATTGATATGGAATTAAATAGCAATTCACTCACACGGATTGCAGATATTAATTCTCGTATTGATAGCGCCAATATGCTCATCGGTCCCATCGACTATCGGTTTATTGATATTGCAGAGCAGTATGATGAGTTTAAGATGCTTGTTCAGCAGTGGCAACCTGATACTATCGTACATTTTGCAGAGCAACGTGCTGCGCCGTATTCAATGATTTCTCAAAAGGAACGTCGTTATACGGTTGATAACAACATTAACGTTACTCATAATGTACTGAACGCCATCGTTGATGTTGATCCTAACATCCATCTCGTACACCTTGGCACTATGGGTGTTTATGGTTACTCTAAAGACTTCGGCGATATCCCAGAAGGCTACTTGAATGTAAAAGTAAACTCTACCGAAAAGGATGTTGATATTCTGTATCCAACAAATCCGGGCAGTGTATATCATATGACCAAGTCAATGGACCAGTTGTTGTTCCAGTTTTATAATAAGAATTGGAAACTTAAGATCACAGACCTACATCAAGGTATCGTATGGGGTACGGAGACGGAGGAGACGAAAATGGATCCGGACTTGGTCAATCGATTTGATTACGATGGTATCTATGGCACCGTGTTGAATAGGTTTATCTCTCAAGCAGCGGCAGATGTGCCATTGACCATTTATGGCACGGGTGGGCAGAAACGTGCATTCATTCACATTGAGGACACTGCCAATTGTGTATCCCTTGCTGCGGAGAATCCACCAACGAATACCGATAAGGTCCGAATCTTCAATCAAGTGTCTGAGGTCTGTACGGTAAAGGAACTTGCGGAGATTATTAGCAAACAATACGGTGGTTCTATTGCTTATCATGAGAATCCTAGAAAAGAACTTCCTGCAAATGATTTGGCCGTAAGCAACGAAGGCCTCAGATCGCTCGGTTTTGAGCCAATTTTACTTAATGTATCACTGATTGATGATGTTAAATTTATTGCTGAAAAGGTAAAAGGTAATTTAAATAAGTCAAATGTGATGACATCACCTAAGTGGTAATATATGAAAACGGTAATTTATCAATATTGGGATGGAGTGGAACGACCTGGTAATATGGCCGGGCTTGAGGCGATGAAGATGTATGCTGACCGCATCGGCGCTGATCACATCTATGAGTTGAATCCAAAGTTTCAAAAAGACCTAGGGCAATACTCACCACACTACGGAAAGTTCAAACCAATCTATGACGACAAGTTTGCTGATTATGATTATATTATGTACGTTGACTGTGATGTTGTTCCTACGTTAAATTGCACGGAAAATATCTTTGAAGAGTTTGCGGCCACTGGTTGTGAGATCGGTATCTGTGAAGAGATCAATGCACCCAAGACTCGTAAGAACTTCACTATTGGTGGTGGTATCAATAATGCAAATGATGAGAAGTGGGTCAATCTTATTGAAAAGAAATGGCCTGTGAAAATGCCTCGCACCAATGATGGATTGCCTAGGGTCTATAACTCTGGTATGCTAATCTTTTCAAAGAAAGGTTTGCGTAAGGCGAGGGAAAAGTTCTTTGATTTTGCCAAGTATGTAAATTTTATTACTGTGTTTAAACTGCCCGCATTCTATACGTGTGACCAACCGTATGTGCATGCAATGTTAGAGGTGTGTGGATTCGATTGGACTACGATGCCTTATAAGTGGAATAGTTCTGTACACTATGATCCAGGAGTGAAAACGAAGCCACGGCCAGTGATTGACCTACGGAATAATGCAAACTTTGTCCACGTTCAATTAAATGGTGCAGATGATTGGGATGCGGATAAGATCCATAGAGTTGTAAACCTACCCGTGAGTGAGTGGGACCTATGAAAAATCTAATCTTACAATACTGGTCCGGTCCAATGCCCGAGTGGGCCCGGTTGGCAATGAAGTCAATTGAGCTATATGCCAAAGACATTAGTGCTGATTACCAACTCGTGAGTGGTTGGCCTTTGGGTGAGTTTCGTGGTACGGTGTCACAAAAAATCTGCCTCGTCAAGGAAGAGTATGATGCATGGGATAATGTTCTCATGCTTGATACGGATATGGTTTATAGTGGTGTTGCTGATGACGCGTTCCAGTACGACGGCATTGGTAGGTATCATCTAAAGGCGATGGGTGCTCAAGGCTCGAGTAAACAAGGTCGTTATTGGCCAAATTTATATAAAGAGGGTTCACCCCTGTTCTTTGGTAATTTCATTAAGTTAACACAGCAAGAAAGAATCACATTACGCTCCGCACTTCCCACGGAAGAGTTTGTTTTAAACAACAAGAGCAACCCCATGCTCTCACGGTTTAATACATCAATGCCACCGAATGATGAGCAGACGTTGCACTATATGATCCACACCAGTGGAGTGAAGGC